GTTTCGGAATTGGCGCGAATTATTTACGCTTAGAATTGACGGAGTTTCACTTAAATTGTGGAGTGATTTTGGCGGGTTCGTTTATTATTATTATTTGATTATCGGGGTCATATTAGTTGGTACAATTGACACTTAAATCGTTGTTAGATTGCATGGGGTTACTGTGAGATTTAAACACAACAACGAAGTAATCTTGTGGGAACGCACTCTCTCTCGCTACCGCTTCGAGAGTGCTTACGCACAAATACTTCTATGTGCTTCAACTCACTGTTGGTTAGTGAGCAGTTGGTACAGACCATATTGCATATCAATTATAGATATATTATACCATAAGACCTCACACAACGCAAGAACATTTTTCTACTATTTTTCTCACGTATTTTATTACTGGGTACCAGTAGGTACAAAACTTAGAACATCACCAAAAATATATGTTGACACTCACTTTATTTTTTGCTAGAATATAGGTTATGTGGACAGAAGACGAAATACAATTTTTATTCAACAATCCTGCGATGTCTATACCCGATATAGCTCGTAGACTTGGAAAAACACCTGCAGCAGTTCGTGGAAAGCGTTCTCGCCTGGGTATACGTAGTACAGATGCAAAGAAACCATGGACTCGTGACGAACGCAACCTGCTTGCACAAAACTATGAGCGGGGTCGCGACGAACTACTAAAACTCTTTCCAGATCGATCTTGGGATGCTATACGCTCACAAGCAGCTTGGCTAAGAAAAAGACAGTGGAGTATATAAATGATAAACTCTCTTATAATTATTTTAATCGTAGAATGCAAGGTATCTCCCATTCTAGTACCACGACCACCACCCACTACAATAACAGCAAAGCAGTGCGTAGATGACGTAAAAACAAAAGGGGCCTAGGCCCCTTTTTTAAACTCTCCAATTGCTTCCACAAAGTTCTCACATAAATCTTCCAGATACCTTATACTCTTATCATCAAATGCTTTCAGTAGATAGAGTAGCCCATCTTCCACACACTCTACCATCATATATTTTCGGTCGCCTTCGCGACAAGCATATATAGTTGCTTTTCGATTTAACTGTGCATACGTGCTATAGAAAACGGAAAGTACTGTTTTCTGAATTCCCATCATGCCATCTCCAAAACCTTTTTCAAGTTCGGAGGAAAAAAGCCCGGGCCTTTCATTACCTTTCCATCTTCTCGCTTCAGAGGACGTCCATCCTCTCCCAGCTTACTCATGTTGCTCTCGTGCACCTCTAAATAGCACGCATCCAGATCAATCCCAAAAGCGTGACCTGCTCCATACACCACATATAGTAAGTCTGTAAGTGCGTCTGCAATCTCGACCATATCACGGTTTTCAATAGCATCTTCTAGCTCCTCATACTCTTCTCGAATTAACTCGAGACGTAACTCTCTCGTACTAAAGTCAGGCCAATGTGGTGCATCATACACCTCCTGGCCAAATGCTTCCATGAAGTCACCAGCTAACTCAAAGTTAGTTCCTTCCATTATCTCGTTTCCTTCTACGAACAGCCGCTTGCTTGGCGAGCCGTCGCTTTTCAGCTCTTGGTACATAGTACCTCCTCTCTTTATATTCCCACACCTTCTCCGCGTTCTTCTTTTTGAAGACACGCAGAGCAGGCTCAATCTTGTTATTTCTTACCTTAACTGCTGGCATTTCTTTCCTTCATTTTCTCAGCAGGAGGCAGTCCCCAAACTTCACGCGCCTCCACCTTGTGTCCAGCGGCATCTACTACCAGCATTACACGTTTACCTTTTAACCAAGCCTCTTGCTGATTACGCAATCTCTGCATCGGAGTTAAAGAACGACAGCCTCGGCTACTACGGCGAGAGCCTTTGCTAGTGTAAGAACCTTTACCCATACGCTTTTTCTTTGACATAATTTTAATTTTCCTTGGTTGTTTGTTGATTTTGTATATTATAAGCGATACAAAGTAAAATGTCAAGAAATTTTTTTGTCCTTGTGACATATGCAAAAATTTTTCTTGACATTTGTATCAAATTCCCGTATAATATGTACTGTAAAAATTCACTCAAAAGAAAATTTATTATGTCGTTAAGCGCTTTTGTAATATTTGCATTGTGTATGACAGGCTGTGCTATGCACGCCTATTATTTAGGACGGCGCTTAGGAATAACCGCCGCAGTCGAACATCTGATCGAAATAGGAGTATTAGAAGTAGACGATGAAGAAGATTAAGAACTTTTTCAAACCAGTACCATTTTTTAGGCCATTAAACACTTATGGCATTTATGTATTAACCTTATGGATGCTAGGAACAATGTTCTTCGCAGTGAGCGCATTATGAACCGTAATGCTGTATATGAGCAGTTAAAAATAGATGAAGGAATTGTTTGTGAAATCTATCAGGATCATCTTGGGTACAAGACCTTCGGAGTGGGACATCTCGTGCGTGAGTCAGATCCAGAGTTTGGAAAGCCCGTTGGAACGCCCGTTTCCTACGAGCGAGTACTCGAATGTTTTGAAAGCGATCTCGATGTGGCTATAAGTGAGTGTAAGTTTCTCTATGGAGAAGTTACATGGGCAGAGTTTCCTAGTGAAGTCCAGGAGATACTTGTAAACATGATGTTTAACCTGGGTCGCCCTCGTCTTTCAAAGTTTAAAAAGATGAATGCCCATCTAATGTGCAAAGAATGGGCGGCCGCTGCCGCCGAAGGAAGAGACTCTCTGTGGTATCGCCAAGTAGGAAACCGTGCAGAACGTCTCATGAGAAGGCTTGAAAACTATGTCGGTTGAAACAAGTAATTGCTTACACTGCGGAGAAAAATTTCTAGTATTTATTAAAGGAGTAAAGTTCTGTAGTGGTAAGTGCGAAATTGAAGCTCATAAACCAAAGGAAAAACGAAAATGATTCATTGTACCGAAGCAGAACGTGCTAACTACGAAGAAGTAGGACGGTGGCGGTCACTACCACAAGTAGTACCTTCAGTAGTATTTCAAACACGAGTACAAAATGTAGACGGGGATTACGAGTGGGAAGAAGTATCCACTTGGGATTTGTTTGCAGCAAAGCGAGTACTTATGTTCTCTCTGCCAGGCGCTTTCACGCCAACCTGCTCAACCTACCAACTGCCAAACTTTGAAAAGTTAGCCTATGACTTTGATGCCGAAGGCATTCAGGCAATCTACTGTTTCACAGTAAATGATGCCTTTGTATGCAATGCGTGGGCAAAAGCAAACAATCTTAACTATGTTAAGGTAATTCCAGACGGTAATGGAGAATTCACACGAGAAATGCAAATGCTTGTAGAAAAAGAGAATCTTGGGTTTGGCCCTCGATCTTGGCGTTATGCTTGTGTAGTTGAGAATGGACACATTACAGACTGGTTTATCGAAGAAGGCAAAGAGGATAATCATGGCAAGGATCCTTATCTGTTTACTAATCCTCAGTATATACTTGACCATCTTAACGATTAGTGCATGACAGTATTTCTAGGTATATTTTCAATAATGATGACCCCAATTGTTTTTGGGGCCGTCACTTTTTATTATTGTATAAAAACGACACCTAATAATTAATGCTTGACTTTTTTACTCATATCCCGTATAATATAGTATATTGATGGGAGTAGTGCATGAATTTATTTTATCTCGACGAAAACCTTGATGCGTGTGCAGAAGCACACGTAGACAAGCACATCGTAAAAATGCCTTTAGAAGTCGCCCAGATACTCTGTACGAGTATTTGGGTTGACGTTCATCTAGGTTTTATACCTCGGGCTTTGACAAAACAAGAGTCAGACTATCTTAATACTCTTAAGAAAGATATTAAACATCTGCCTCCCGAGTCTCGCCCCCTCACCCCTTACCTGCCTATGATGTACAATCACCCTTGTACTATCTGGGCACGCAGTTCACTTGACAATCACGAGTGGACTCATTGTTACGGCAACGCACTTGGAGAAGAATACCGCTACAGATATGGAAAGCAGCATAAGGCAGTCACCGTCATCAACAACTTACCGGAGCCTGTCAAAATGGAAAGACTTGGATTTACCACTTTCGGACTGGCAATGCCAGATGTGCTCAAAGACTATGATAATCCTATACAGTCTTATCGTGACTATTATCATCTGGACAAGGCTACTTTTGCCACCTGGACTGGACGTTCAAAACCCAGTTGGTGGGACGATGATCTCGCAGACTACGAAAAGAGGATCACAGCGAAATGAAAATGAAAATATTTGAGTTAGAACAGGAAATTATGGATTGCTGGGGAGTAGTAAACGATATAGACCTAGTTACCAAACACTTTATAGATGACCCTGCTTGGGAAGGTATGGATCCAGTAGTTGCAGACGCACTCATGAATAAGTACTTTGCAATTAAGGAACTCTATCAAGTGAAGTTTGAGCGTATGTGGTATACTTTTGAAGAAGTTTTAAAACAACATCACCAGTATCGTAAACTATCGGGCGTAGAGAGAGAAGAGCAGCTCGAAGAATTGTTTGAAGGAGACGCAAGTGAGTAAGTACGATGACGCAGTAATGGACGCTTTAATTGATAGACTAAACCGTATTGAGTATAAAATTGATAAGCTGTACGCACAGGCACAAGAAATCGTAGCTCGTGGAGATGAGCTGAATACTACTCTAACAAATACAGGTACTATTTTTGTAGATGCTGACTTACCTACAGTACCCTTTTTTACAGAAGAAGAGTGGCCCGAGTTTCTTATGGAAGAAGGCGCAGATAATTTTACCACTACTGTAGCAATTGGTGACATAGAATTGAATGCAGATGAAATGCTTCATGTAAACTGGGATATACTTTCTGAGGACGACGAATGAGCAAGGTTAACCTAGTAGGGATTACCAAACCCAGTGCAATAACTGGGTGTGATACACCAAATCAATTGATTGCGTATACCGCTCGTGTAAGTAATCCTGAGAATCAAAATCACCACGAAAGCGCACCACGACTTCTTCGCTACTTAATTAAGCATGGTCATTGGTCTCCTTTCGAGATGGTACATATCACTATGGAAATTCGGACTACTCGCGATATTGCTCGACAAATATTGAGGCATCGTAGTTTTTCTTTTCAAGAGTTTAGCCAGAGATATGCTGTGCAAGAGCACTTTCAGTATAGAGAAGCTCGCCTGCAAGACCCAAAGAATCGTCAGAATAGTATTGCTATTGACAGTGAAGATTTTGGAAAAGGCGGAAACAAAACTCAAAATGAGCGTCTTTACGAAGACTGGAATATGCGACAAGCTCAAGTAGTAGCTCTTGCAAAGAAAAATTATGCTTGGGCGTTACAGAACGGTATCGCAAAAGAGCAAGCTCGTGCTATTCTTCCTGAAGGCAATACAAATAGTACCCTTTATATGTCTGGCTCCCTTCGTAGTTGGATTCACTATTGTGAATTGCGGCGGGGTCATGGCACTCAGAAAGAACACATGATAGTGGCAGACCAATGCTGGAATATTATAAAACAACACTTTCCCGATGTCGCAGAGGCATTGGAGTAATCCTACTAATACTCACACCTGGCTGTGTCGCAGTAGACGATAGCTGGGCTTGTATTCCTGTGTGGATAGAAGATATAATAGCTATTAGCTGTGCAATAACAGAAGAGGAAATAAATAAATGATTTGTGAAGTATGCGGCGAGCACATGAGCGGTGATGGTTACACTATGCCCTATCACTGCATAAACTTATCTGAAGAAAAGTGGTGGTACTCCGAGCCTGATAGTGGACCTTGGTACTGCGAAGAGGAAGAAGAATGAGCGATCAAGTAAATCCTGACCACTATAAAGGTTCAGAAATAGAATGTATTGATGCAATGGTAGCAGCGTATGGGGAAGAAGAAGTACGTATCTACTGTAAAATTACAGCATTTAAATATGGTTGGCGTAGAGGTAAAAAAGACTCGGAAGAGATTGATGTACGCAAGCAGATCTGGTACCAGAAAAGATCTATAGGGGAGGATCCGCGTGAGTAAAGGAAGTAAGCAGCGACCTACAGACAAGAACAAATTTGACGAAAACTGGGAGAGAATTTTTGGCAAGGCTAAAGAAGAAAGACTACGAGAACCTATCCGACACAAATATACAGAAAGTGATAAACCTTCTAAGTGGGGATACGCCTATTTCAAAGAAGGAAGCCTGCAACCTCTTGAATATAGCGTACAATACAACGCGCCTACAGAGGATTATAGATGATTTCCAAGATAAAAAAGATTTTATTCAACTTCGTAAATCCC